GACTGGCTGCCCCTTGAACTGGGATGAAGGCCATATAGATATTAATGGCGGTGAGTTACCCTAGCTTGCGTATCGTTCGCACTCTACCCACATAGATAAGTCTTCACCGTTAATCTTAATCATCCCGGTGCTGGTGTGTATGTAAACAGTTTGCTCATCAGCATCGACTTCTATTTCCTCTATCTCTGAGCCAAGCAATCTATTGCAAACGTCAACTATTGACTCATCATCTTGTGCGTAGGCCATCAGTAGTTATACCTTTCTTTAAGGAACTTAATTGATACTGCCATCTCGTCAAACGCCCCATCTTTAACGTCATGTAATACATAGAAGCCACGGTAGTGTAAGTTCCCTTGTGGGCCAAGGTAGTCTTCATCATGCTCGTAGCAGGAGCCACATATTATCGAGGTCATCTCAGTTCCGTCGCCTCGTTTGCCGTAAGCAATCTGTCTCCCTTGCTGATGGCCAGCAAAGCAACTCATGTGCTTCTTCGTAAGCAGAGCTTGAGCAGTAGTGATAGGCCTGCCCATAACGCCAGAAGTAAAGTAGTGACTATAAGCAACACCATCAATAACGACGACATCGAGAAATGGTACAACTTCCCAGTCTTGATACGGTAAGTCATCTGTAGACATTAATCCTTCAAGTTTGCTATCCTCATTAATAGCTCTGTTAATTCTATTTTCGTGATTGCCTAGAGTGAGAACCATCCTAGGTTTATATTGCTTATGTTTGTTGTTCTTTGCTGTCTTATTGTAGCGAAACAATGGGGTAAGAAGGGCATCCATTGCGTCTCTGGCGGCAAATAAATCCTTGGTGTACCTACGCCCCTCAAACGACTTCATTCCCCTGTCATACGTGCTTAAACTTTCCATGTCTGCAAAGTCTCCTATGCACACAATTACGTTGGGCTGTTTTTCTACAATAAAATTTCCAAGACATTTTAGGAAAGTAAAGTCATTCCCATCTTTGGCTTGCACATCTGGGATTACTAAGTGGACTGTCATTGTTCTCTGCGAAACAACGCGGCCTCATCTTTACGTCTGTTATCTAAACCTTTTAGCACTTTGCCACCTGCCTTGTTATACTTAAGTAGACTTTGTATAGCCGTCTCTTTATCCCCACGCAAAAGCGCTTGACGGATGGTTGACCGCTGAAATGTACCAAGACCAAGATTAAAGCAGAAGCTAAGAATAGCATCGTATTCATTCTGTGAAAGTCGTATAGGTAAATAACGTTCAAGCCCTCGTTCAAATCGGGCGACATCCTTAGCCAGTAACTTGTCAACTTCTTCTTCGCTCCACTTACGATTGTCTTCAGGCTTAACTGGCCACGCTTTACGCCTAGCCATGCCCTCTATACTTGATGGTATCTTAGCTTGCTCTGGGTATAATACACTACCAACACCAATTGTCCACAACTTAGCAGGGCATTGATACGGTTTGTATCGGCAACCTTCATGGTGTCGCAATAATTTTAATAACTCTTTACTTGCCTTCACGATGCTTTTCCCATTGGCGTGAACCAAAGTAGAAACCAATTATACTAGACACAATAGCCATCTCGTCGTCAGAGAATACCAAGCCCATAGCTACAGTGAACTCTACGCCTGTATAGATTGCCCAGCCTAATCCAACAAGGTCTACTAGCACTAGCAAGCCAACAAAGGTAAACGCAATCAATGGGCGAACCCTAGCGTTCATGTCAACAACAGACTGTGATGCCTTGTCCATCATCTTCATGTCGTGAGTATATAAAGCCTCACGCTCTTGTGCATAAGTCTGCACTTCAATCTCATCTAACTTAATGGCTTCAATCTTTTCTTGTGATGCAAAGCCAGCGGCAGCCATAGCTGCTTCACGTTCTGTTTGCAAACGAGCCATAGCCATCTCATGCTTCTGGTCTCCCTTCTGCTGGAAGAATCCTAAGATACTTGGTAGTGCTGATGAGCCTATGCCTAATAGACCTGAGATAATAGATAACATAATTAATTCCCCAAAGGATTTGACGTTGCCCGTTTAAGAGCTTTAAGTTGTGACTCTATGCCTTCACGCGTAGCTTTCATTTCCTCACGCACACCAAGTAATGACGCTGATGTCTCACGCACATTTCCGTTAGTAATAGCCTTGGCTTCATTGGCTGTGCCAATAGCATTAGATACTTTCTCTTGCATAGACACTAGCTGGTTAGATGTAGTAACCATAGAGTCTTTAACTGTGTTGACAGATGATTGTTGTGCAGACAGTTGAACCTTTAAAGCATTAACTTCTGCTCGTAACTCTGCATCGTCATAAGGCTTGGCTGCCTCAATCGCTTCAGTCGCAGCTATAACACGATTGTAAGTCGTTATCCCTACGTAACCTGTCCCACCTATCGCTGGCAAGATTATTGAAAGCATCAGTAATATTCCCTTCGGTGATAAGTTGGAGTAAGACTCCTTGATTTCCTCTAAGCTCATACGGTAACTCCTGCTGGTATGCCAGTGCGTCGTTCAATTGAATCTCTTGAATCTGCATTGGCTTGTTTAAAATCTCTAGGCTCATCACTACTCCAAACCCCGGTACTAACTCCTTGCCCTTTGGAACCTGTGGCTGAGAGGTAGTCGGCGTACTCGCGTTCGATGTAGTCGGTGGCGGTGGCGCACTTGCTGGGGGTGGAGCGGATGCTGGTGTACTTGTGTTTCCTGACGAGGCCACTGGCGGTGCTGTCGTTGTCTCTGCAGTGGGAGCAGGGGAAGCTGGTATGTCTGGTGGTGGTGCTTCCATCGGTGGTGGCTCTGGTGGTGGCTCCGGTGCAGGTGCAGGTGGCATTGCTTCCGGGGTCGCAGGTACACTTAACGGACTCGCAGGATTTACCGGACTCGACATGTTGGTTGGATTGGTTGCACTCTTTGTACATGTGTTTGAGGTTTCTATCCAAGGTGAAACTATAGGTGGACTGTAAGGCGTTGGGCATGTCGTTGTTTGCTGTTCTGTTATCGTTCCAACAAACCCCTGCTGACATGCTACTGGTCTTTCTTGAACGCTTGGATTACAGCTTGGGGGATTTGGCGTACAGTTGTTAGAAGTTGTGACCCAATCTGTCCACTGGTTGTTACTACAAGTTTTAGTCCTTGTTTGATTAATTGAACCTGAGTAATTAGGCTCACAAGCAAGGCTTTGATTTTCAACAATGTCTGTACAAGGGGGTTGAACAGGTTGACTACATTCTGGTATGCCTGGGAACAGTTCACACGCAAGTTGTTGACAAGCCTGGAGAGTAGTGCCTTGAGCGACGCCAAGACTTGAGTATACAGGGCCGTAATCTGCCCACTGACTTGCGTAACAATATGCTTCAACATAATTACTCCTTAGAAGTGTCAGGCAGAGGAGTGATAAGGACAAAGTCTTTACCGTAAATTTCCTCAAACCAGTTTGGATGTAAGTCATACCATGCCTTTCTTGCTGCATCACCAATAGCACCACCTATAGGACATGGGCTACCACTCATTTCCATTGCCACCCAGTTGTCATGGTTAGCCGCACAAGATAGTGATACTGCCGCTACCTTGAGACCACTGTCACTTAGGAACTTAGCCCAACGAAGTTTAACGCAGTTGTTATCTGTGACCATTGTACCACCAGCAACAGAGAATATACCGCCATTGACAGCGCCACTGATACCAATGCTACATACGTCTTGACTAAAAGCTGACATTGATGGAGCCATAGCAGATGGTACTGGTTGCCCCTTATAGTTAATGGTAGTCTCGTCTGCATGAGCAATATTTATAAATAATAAACTAATAAAAAGTAATATATGTTTCATATTAATGCCCTAACATCATACGAGATATATAAGATATAACAGCCCCTACTAGAGAAGCTATCATCATGCCAGCCCAAAAGCCACCTCGACCTTTGTTAGCTAAGGCAAGCAACTCATCAAGCGCACTCTCCATCTTGTCTATCTTCTTCTCTAGGGATTCAACCTTTGAGATAAGTTTACCGTATTCTACTGGGTCTATAGGCTCTGACATTTATATGCTCTTTTATTTATTCAACAGTTGGTAAAGTTTCTACTGGTGGCAATGGCTCTGGAGTATTGATATCCATGCCAATACCTACCCAAGCTGGACACTCAACCCAAACACCACCAAATGCTTCTATGGCTTCTTCTGGAGTTGCCACTATGACATTAAGAACAATGTTGTTTTCATCTAAATTAGCTGTAATCATTATATCACCTCAATAATACAAATTAGACCAGATGCCCCACTAGAACCAGTGGAAACAGCGGATGTTGGCCCATTTGATGCTACACTAACAGTAGTGGTGGTAGAATTAGCTGACTGGAAAGTTACTGGGAAAAATACCCCAGCTGTTACAGTAGTAAAACTAGAAATTGCAGTAGCCCCATTAGCACCATTAGCAGAAATGGCAGTATCCCCATCATCAAATGTTTCTATTGTCCCAGACGGAAAGATTGCAGAAAGTGAAATGGCACTTCCAGATAATGTGCCTGCTGAACCGCCTGTTGCAAGTGAAGCATTATTGCCACCTGTGCCGCCACCACCACCGCCTAAAGTAGCGCCACCAGCGCCGCCTATACCACCATTACCAGCTCTACTACCAGCGCCACCTTGACCGCCCTGACCTGTGCCACTTAAACCGCCAACACCCCCTGTTGCATTGAATGTACCGCCAGAGCCAACGCCACCTGTACCGCCACTTACATTACCTGTTACTGCCCCGCCACCTGTTACCGACATTGCACCAAATGTTGTAGTTCCACCAGCAGTAGGAGTTCCTGATACACCAGCAGCCCCAATAGCATAAGAATACGATGCCGCAGGAGTAGGATAATATGTTTCAGAATAACCACATCCACCACGACCTGCATAAAGATTACTACTAGCTGTCCTACCACCTGTTGCACCGTAAACAAATACATATAAAGCTGTTACATCACTTGGCACTGTATAAGTTGTACCGGATATTATTAATCGAGTTCTATATTGAGCGCGTGGCGCCGATACTTGAACTGTAGAATTTGGAAAGGTAACCCCACTTGTTCCGTCTATAATCATTGTCATAATTTATTTTCCTTAAGCCCAAGTGCCTATGATTGTGTTGCTACCAGACGCACTAATAGGACTGATTTTCATGTAAGACCCTGCCACTGTGCTATATGCACCACCCGGAGCTGCTGATAATGTATACTGTGGGGTAAATGTACCGCCAGCGTTAATTGATACCGAACCTCTAACTGTAATTTGATAAGTATCTATTGCTGAAGTTCTAGCTCCAGAAGTTACTAATGCAGCATTTGAATTTGAAACAGCTAATATTGTACTAGCCCCACCAGTTCCATAAAAAGGCAATGCTTGCGCACTCATAGCCCCTACAGCGTTCCAAATAATATTATTTAAAGTAGCCGTACCACCAAACCCTATAGAAACGGTATGAGATGTTGTGCCAGCCGTCTTAGCTAAAACAAATACTGTTTCAAATTCATATTGAGTGGATGCCAAAAGAGTAACCCCAACACCAAATATACTTTGTGCGCCTGTAGCATTAGCACCTGCTAGGTCTGCATTAAGTCTATACATTAAAGTATTAGGAGTAATTCCACCTGTATACGCAGTATAAGAAGAAACTGGTATGTTCCCAGTTACTGCTGGTAATGTTAATACCGTTGACCCTGCTACCGCTGGGGCTTGAAGTGTTACCGTGCCGCTGGTATCGCCTGCTATGATTACTGATGACATATATTATCCTATTCGTACATTATGTTAATTGTGCCAGCATCAAAGGTGTCTGTTCCGTTGACGGTGGTTAATTGAACTGTGTCTAATGCACCGCTAAGTGTTACTGTTGTTGCACCAGTTGCTACAGGAGTAGCACCAGTATCAGCACCAACCCAAGTTCCTATCCAAGTATTACTACCAAATGCTGTAAAAACTGCTACGCCAACACGAGCATAAGCTGCTAGAGCAGCCCTCTCTAATCCAAGACCAGTTGTATAAGAAGCACCTGCACCTGCGTTATTATCAGCGTTACCTACATAGCCTGTTGCTTGAGCAGTTCCACCAGAACCAACTCGCAAAAGAACAACAGATGTTCCATTTGTTGAAACACCATTAAGTAATATAGTGACTCGCTTTGCCCAACTAGGTATGCTCGTAAAATCTATCACCGTATTCGTGGTTAATCCATTCCAGTTGTATGCTTTAGCTGTACCACTTACTAATGGTCTTAATGTTCCTAAACTATCTGCTACCGTACCAGTAGATGAAACATTACCAGTTACCGCTACACCTGTGCCAGAGACGGATGCAATGGTAGCGCCTGCGGATTGTAGAGCTAATACTCCGCTAGAGTCTGCTGTCTGTATTAATCCACCAGCACCACTTGTTGAAGCATTTATAATTGAAGCCATATATTTTCCTTAAAGAACAACCCATCTAGCGCCTGATGGAACCGTTACTACTGCACCTGAGTTGATTGTAATAGGGCCAACTGATGATGCAGACTTGGCGGATGTAAGTGTATAGCTAGTAGTTACAATTAAACTATTCTCTTGGAATACAGCGTCACCACCAGCACCAGTTGCACCGCCACCTACAGAACCCCAAGCAGTACCATTGTAGCCCTCGAATGTTCCTGTGCTTGTATTGAACCTAAAGTAGCCTGCACCCGGACTACCATCCCTCTCAGCAGTAGTGCCATTAGGAATGTCAGCAGAGCCAGTAATAGATGTTTGCGGTACAAAGCCAGAGCCTGATACATAAGCGGCCACCCATGCCGAGCCAGTGTATAACTTCATCACTCCGCTTACAGAGTTAAAGTATAACGCACCAGCAAGTAAAGCATTGCCATCGTTATCCACAGATGGGTCAGAAGTCTTAGTGCCTAGGTATCTATCATCAAATGAATCATACGCGGCAAGCGTAGCATCTCTAGCAGATTCAGCCGCAGTCTGTGCAGACGATGCAGATGTAGCACTATTGGATGCGTTCGTAGCAGAAGTAGAAGCGGCTTGAGCATGATACTTGGCAGAGTATTCTCCACCAGCCACAGTGCCTGAAGTCTTTGTAGCCCAATCATTAGCTAAGATAGCAGAGGCGGCAGCATTGGTTTCACTTATAGCGGCAGCATCAGCACTTGCATCAGCGGCAGAGGCATCGACTACTAAAGCAAATTTAGCAGAGTCAGCGTTAGTGCTAATAGGCAATGAGCCACTAGATGTATGAGCAGTAATTACAAGGTAGACATTACTATTGCTTGAGTCTTTAACTATGTCACGGTTTTGATATGCTGTGCCAGATGCCCAGTTGCCACGCCAGTTACCAATAGGGTCACCAGCGACAGGATTACCACTAGAGTCAAAGGCTAATGTCTTGCCAGCCCTAGCCGTATTAACTGGCAATGTCATGCTAATATTAGTAGGGTCAGTAACAGGAGCTTTAATGCCACGCTCTGCTGTCTCAGCTACTTGTTGAACTAGGATTGTCTGTGAATCCATTTCATCGTTCAATGTGTTAGCAAAGAAGTCACCACCAGTAGTAAAGTCTGTGGTACGCTGTATTGCTCGTGCGCCAACGATGGTTATACGGTCAGAACCAGTAGCGGCAGTCACCAATGTGACCGAGCCAGTTCCCAATGTAGAACTAATGCTAACGGTATAGTCTGTTGTCAGCGTCAACAACAAGTCATTCTTGTATACCTTGATGTCAGTGTTAGTCAGCACTTCAAAGTTAAACGCATACGGCCCAACACCTGCCGAGCCTGTGTAGACTATGCGCCTTGCTACGTTACTAATTGGATAATCAGCCATTATTGTGGCACTCCTGTTGGTCTTTGTAATTCAAGTCTTTTTGCAAATGCAGCGTCATCAATTCTTTTCCGAAGTTTAACACCAATTTCAGAATCATCTTTATAAAGGATATCTCTTGCTTGTGCAAATGAATTTTCTATAATGCTTTCTACATTATTTCGCCTTGCTTCAGCGTTACCATTTAGCCAATATGGATTATCTTTTAAATTAAGAATTTGTTGTTTCATGTCAAGCCCGCCCTTGTCTTTAGGGTCATTAGCAATGCGCAAGTATTCAAGATATTCTTTATCACTCATTTTTACTGATATAGGAATATTTATTGGCTCACCATTAACATCAATTGGCATAGTAATATTATATATAGGAAGTGGTTTTTTAGATGATGCGCCACTTAGTATTAATATTTGAACTGCCTCGCTGTCTTTGCCTACTGAAAATTTTATTGGAGAACCTGGATAATCAACCTTTTGCTCCTCATTAAACATATTACGTTTAATTGTTTTTTCACCAGCAATCCCATAGGTCATTTCATTCCAGCCGCGCATTAAACCAGCAAGCCCAACTTCCATATCTGGGTCAATTGGATATTCATTTATTGCTGGGTCAAGATTTCTTTCAAAGTAATCTCTTGCTCCACTTGCAGGGACAACCATATCACCTAATGTTGTTGTCGCCCATGTTGCAAAATCATTCACAATTTTTGCTGTTGCTTTCTCTGTTGATTGACCAAAATTTCTAACATATTGGTCTAATCCACTTATTGCTTGTAATGCCGGGTAATTTAAAATGTATTCATAAGCGCCAAATGATGCTACTGCAGCCATGCCAAGTAAATCATCATCTTCTAAATCTTGGGCATTTTCATTATAAGTAGCTCCCATAGCAGACAGTACAGAAAAGGTACTCATGCCAGTATGTGATACATACATTTTCCCAGCATATTCCCCAGAGCCAAAACTATATTTAAATGATTTGCCAAATTTAGATTCAGCTAATGCAGTTCTTTCTTCTTCAGTAAGTGGCGTATCACCGCTAATATCTTTAACAATACTAAATGGCATCCAACCTTGCTCCATCATACGCTGACGTTGCACTTTATCTTTAGGCCCAGCACCAGTTATATGGCCATCAGCAGCCAACCCAGCAGCAGTAGCAATTACTCCGCTTCCAATACCAACTCTTGTAAGAGCCATGTCTCTAGTCATATAATCACCAGAGTGAATATCATTCATTATTTTTTTAGATAATTTAGATAAGTTACTTTGAAACTCTTGTAAAAATGCAGGAGACTTTAAGATTCCTTCGCCAGTTGCTTTTAATCCTTCAATAATAGCTAATGCTGGAGTTCTTTCAAGCGCTTGAACCATGTCATTAACAGGAGTATTAATAAATGGCATTTTAATTTTAGCGGCTTTGCTCCACCATGTATCATGGCTAGTGAACCTTTGAAGAATATCAGACGCGCTACCTTTTTCAGGCCTGCTTTCAAGAGTCCAATATTTAGCATCATCAATCACATCATCAGGTGGGTTAGCAAAAACATCTCTATTAGCTTGTTGATATGCAGCAAATGCTTCGTCTTCATTTTTACCCAAGTCTATTGCAAGTTGTTGAGCTTCAAGACCGCGCCTAGTAGCTAATGATTCAAGGCCCATTTGATAGTGCATGCCTTTCATAAACTCACTCACAGTTAATACTGAGCGACCGCCATAGCTTGCTGCAAAGTTGTATGCCCCTAATATTGCTTTACTAATAGGCATTGACTCTGGATTAATATCAAAAAAGTCTGGTCTTATTTTTATTTCCAGCCTATTAATATTGCGCTCAATACCTGATACTTTATTTGTCCAAGCATAAGAAGCTGCTTTTAACCCATTAGAGAATCCTTTGTCAAAAGATAATATTTGTGATATTGCCTCTTGACCATAACGCCTATTGCTTGCGCCTAATTTTATTGCAGCCCTAACGCTACCAATTGCAGATGCGCCCAATGTTTCAACTGGCCTTAATCCTAATCTAGGAATATCTCCACCAAGTATTCTAACTATTGTTCCTGGGCCAGATACCATGCCACTAACTAACACGCCTAAAAATCTATTAGTCTTGCCAGTAGCAATAGCATCAATCATATCAATTTGAGCATTAGGATTATTTTTAACTGCAAAGTATTTATCAAAGAACCCAACCAAATCTTCTTGGCTTTTTAACCCATCAATGCTTGTTTCAAATATTTTAGCATCAGGCATTTGAATACCAAGAACACCAAATGATTGTGCTATGTTTGTTTTATAGCCTTTTACAGAACGTAATACTAGGCTATTAAATGATATAGCTTTGACTGCATTAAACATTTCGTCTGTAGACGCTGTACCAGCCAATACTTTTGCACCGATTTCATCAAGTTGTTTAGCGCTCCATTCTTCAGCTAATAGAACTTTCATGGAGTTTTCTGGAGAAACATCTATTTTACCGCCAGTTAGCCTTTGGATAAAATCATCATCAAGACCGCGTTTTTTTACTTGAGCTAAAACATCCTCGTGTGTAATTGTTTTTGTATCAATCTTTGCTAACTTGGTTATGGCATCTAAAGCAGGAGCAATATCACCATTACGCGCAAGATTAAATACTTGATTTGGTGGCAATAAAGCTTCTCTATCAACTACAGCAGATAATTCTTCTTCTGATTTTTTAATTTGAGCAGACAATTCTTCTGGAAGAATAACAGGCTCTTTAGCCATGTTTTGCTCTAATGGGATTAATTTTTCTGCAGGAGCAGGAGCTATAACTTGCTCAACCGTATCGACTGCTGGAGCAACATTCTCACCAGACAAAGGCTCAGGCTGCAATACTTCATCAATTGGCGGCTCTATTACAGTTTCTAATGACTCGGTATTTTCATCAATTACTTCTTGAGCTTTGGCATCTTCAACGCTGTTTTCAGTCGCCTTTACTGCTTGAGCTTCTTCTTTAAGAGATTTTTTTGGAACAATAGATGGCTGTATTGGTCTATTCTTTCTAGTCTCAAGTACATTTTTTGTAGCTTTAATTACAGCTTTAGGAGCTGATTTAACTGCTGCCCCAGCTTTTTCCCCAGCTTTTTCAAATACTTTTCCAAGCGCACGAACTCCACCAGCAACTTGCACACTTTCGCCAGTAAACACACTGCCTTCAGACATTTGATTAATCTTATTTAAAATATCTTCATCAGCCATTATTTAATACCTTTAGTTGATTTTATAGCTTTAGCACCTTTTTGAACCACTTTAGCAGCAGTGCCAATTGGAGCAAGAATATTCCCAGCACCTTCAACAAACTCCATGCCTTTAGGAGAATCTGGAATCCCCAATGCTTTTAAATGCCTAGCCATATCTTCGGATGAGGTAAAAAAAGTTTCATCTTGCATTGCTTTACCTAATGCTTGCAACTTTGATTGGCCTTCAGGGGTTTGAGCTGTAGCATATAACCCTCTAACAATGCTTTCAATATCACCAGCAATTCCACCTACACCCTGCGCCATTCCTTTACCTAAAGCACCTAAACTTTGTATGGCAAATTCTCCACCTTTATTTTGTTCAATTGCTAAAGCGGCGGCATTGGTATAGTCTTTAAATGACTCTGACGCTTGCTTACCAACATCTGATGCAACATTAATAGTTGTTTCAATATTTTCCACGGCTTTAGGCGTAGCAAGTTCACCAACTAATGATACTGGTTGCAATGCTTGTATATAAGCATTTTGAATAATATCTTCCATTGATGTCATATAGATTCCGGCTGTAATTTAAATTTATGGAAGCTCAACATATTTTTTCTTTGTTTTTATTTTATAGTCTAAATACTTTTTGTTGTCTTCTTTTAATAACAAATATGTTTTATTTTGCAAATAGTTTGGGCCATATTTATTTTTTGCCCATAATTCAAAACCACCATTATCAGGATTATATCCAAATGTATTTAATGACTCATACTTTCTTTTTTGAGCCTCTTGATTTAATTTCATTTCTTCTGACTCTTGAATCTTTGCAGATGCCGCTTTAGCCGCCTCTAATTTTGTAGCATAGACTGGAGTGCCATCTTTGTTTGTTTCTTTTAAAGCCTTTTCTGTCATGTTTGTAAGTTCTAAATATTGTTTTTTTGTTGTTGGTAATAAATGATATGGGTCATGTTCTGCGCCAGATGATTGCGATATAAATTTATCAGCAGCAGAATTATCAACAGTAGATAATGGACTCAGTAAATCTCCAATAGCGTCAATTGGCAATTTATTGCCGTACTCACTCATTACATCTTGCAACGTTTGCAATCTTCCAGCCCGTATTTTATAAGCAGCTTCGTCTTTTAAATATTTTTGCTTTGCAGTTAATGGAGCAATAGTTGGAGTAACAATTGTTTTATATTGTTCAGCAGTAATTGAATCATCAATAACTAATTGAGTGGCTAATTTAATTCTATCTTTATTATTTGTTATTCTTCCAGGAGTATTTAAATCAATAATAATAGCAACATTATTTTTTTCTTTTGCTGCTTTTATTGCTTTGTTATTTATCTCAACGGCTGAATATTGTTTAGTTAATCTTGCATAAACAGATTCCATTACTTTATCTTTTTTGTCTTGCCCATAATTTGCCCACAAATCACTAAATTCTCCAAGCTCATTATTTGCAAGTTTTTGCATTGTTAAAGAAATGTCAGGCAACCCTGTGACAGGATTAGAAGCAAAAGATTTTGATAGAGCTTCAGTTTCAAATTTAGTGCTTACCAATTCTTCAAATCTAGTTGTAAATGCGGCAACTTGTTTTTTTGCAAACGTCGGGCCAGCTTCACGCGCTTGTTCGTATACTCGTCTAATTAATAAGTTTTTAGCTTCATTTTGCAATGCTGGCTCAGTAATAGTTGCAATCATAGCTTCAGCAGCTTTTGTGCTATAAATTAAATTTTCTTCAGCCAATATTTCTTGGTCAGCAAGATAGTCAGCAGTCAGTTTCTTTGTAGCTTCTTTATAAAATGCACCAGCAGTAGCGCCCATAGATTGTTTAAATCTAACGGCAGACTCAGGGCTTATGTTTGCTAATGGCTTTTCAAATCCAGTAACAGCAGCCTCAAGTTTTTGCTTAATCTCACTAGGGTCTGTTAACTCTCTGCGCTCTACTTGAGAAAGAATGTCTGTTAATGCGGCTTGTCCATGCACTTCAAGCTGTGAACGTAATTGCTCACCTTGGAACTTGCGTAAAGTATCTTCCCATAATTGACCGCCACCACTAGCTTTAATTAAATCTATGCCACTAGATTGAGCATTAATTAAATCTTCTTTTGTAATTGGGTTATCAAGCGCAAACTGCTCCGCTTGCTTTACTGTAGTTTTACCCATCTCAGTAAACGCATAAGCTGACAATCTATCCAACTGGTTAGACAGTGATTGTGATTGCTTAAATGACTCGCGCACATTGGCAAAGTCTAACTGAGGTAAGTCAGAGTAAACGCGGCCAGTAGATTGGTATCTTGGTAAATCAGCCATTATACTGGACTCCATTTGCCTTCAACAATTTCAGCCTTAGCTGTTCCCGGAGCTGCCATTTTATACGATACTGCAGCCATTCCAAGTTTGCCAATAGCATCAAAGTAAGAACCTGTAACGGCATCGCTTGCCGCCTCATTTAACATTATTGATTGAATATCACCAAACGACATTGCTGATTTAGCGCCTTCTTGCAATACCGCAAAATCTTGACCAGCTTCTTTAACATTGCGCTCTTGAGTTAATTTAGCAGAACCAGAAAAACCTGATACGCCACCAGCAAATCCTTTAGCGGCAGCAGTAGCATTATTCTGTAGCATCCTGCCTAACACAGAGTTGGCTTGTTGTTCATACTGCAAAGCGTCACGACTAGCCTTTAATTGAGCTTGCTGTGCTTGCAACTGATACATTGTCTTTTGTTGTTGACCTTGTCGCAATGAGCCAACAGCAGATAATACTCCGCTACCAACTGCCACATAAGGCGCTGCCGCAGCAATAAATGGTAATGCAAAAGCCATAATTAAGTCCCCTGATGTACAGCTATTTTATATTCCATCCCAAGCAAAGTAAACTTAAGTGGATAAACTTGTGTAATTGTAATCTTAGCTTCGTTGCTATAACCAAGAATACCATGTAATACTTTTGTGCCAGTAAACTCCGGGATGTCAGTATCTAAGATACCAACGGTATCAAACGACCTAAACGGAACTTCAACGCCATTAATTTTTATGTGCTGAGTTTCCAACACTAGCGCATTAACTTCAACAATGCGTTTTTTAAAGCCAACTCGCGTTCCAGTTTGCAACTTAATGTCTACTGGCATAGTCCTAGCTTCTACTGCAATGGGTAATCCAATCTCATAACTCGCTGTAGATGCCCTAGGAAGCGTCACAGCGCCACCAGAACCGACAATCTCATCAGCTTGAACCAATCCATCCAACAACAGGTTTACAGTCTTTCCTACGAGGTGTGAGACGGTTAATGATGATATTGCTCCACCTGACTGAGCGCAGTCTGTTAATAGAGAATTGTCAAAACGTTCTACATAGTATTGAACAACGCCATTAATTGTACGCTTAACTACAGAATAGATGGTAGTGATGTCTACACCAATCTCTTGGAACTCGCCACCGCTAGTTATAAACTCTGACGGAGCAATAACATTCTCTGCCCTTAATAATGAGTAAGCGGCAATCGTGCCGTCTGTAGCATTAACGATTAACAGCAAATCATTCTCGTCAGTATCTACGGCTTTACGCAATGCCATGCGTTTAGGGCCTTTAAGTAAATGGCCTGATAGCAATGAAATCTTGCTAGTAATGTATGTAAGTTGCGTATCGCTAAATGACACTTCGCTTAATGCTTTACCTTGGCGCTGTATAAATAATGTACCTGCATCCAACAATTGAACACGAACACCGGGCTTGCTACCATTTCTACCCGCACTATTTACAAAAAATGACGTTGGTGTAATTGGCTCAAGACCTTGTTGTGGCACATAGAACTCACCACCAGTAGTAAAGATTTGCAAGTCACGACCACTGATAATATCTACAATGGCGTTAAATGTATTGGTGTCTAGCGTTGCTTCTACGGCATCATCGTCAAAGCCTTCTGTAGGCTCAAAGTCAAAGAATTGACCTACACGACTACCCCATATAGTTGATGGTCTTGTTTTGCTACCACCAAAATACAACCGACCTTGATGGAATGTAACTGACCTTGGATAGCCTTTAGTTGACGACCACACATCTTCATAACCAGTTTCTAATTGCCAATCACCTGATGCTATTGCAGTAGAAGCAAAAAACGGAAACTCTGTAACAGCGTTAACTATAGTTCCGCTAACATACTCAACAATCTTTGCGCGACCTTGTGGCGTAGCATTTATATATTGACCAACGTGACCTGAAGTAAATACGCTTGAAGATGCAGTTAATGTTATCTTGCCTGATACGGCAGAAGGAGTAAGAGTACCTGCTGGATTGCTATACGCTATTGTAAAAGCATATTTAGGAACGCTAGTAAAAGCTAGGCTAGATGCAGTCCAAGTTGAATCGCTGCCACCACGAACAATCTTAACTGGGTTAATGGTCTCATGGGTAACAATCAATGTATCAGCAGATTGTGTCCAGCACATTTCATTTAATACAGATGAGCCAACAGTAGTAACTAGGTAAGGATTGCCAGTACCATTTATGTTACTAACCAATGCGCCATTCTTGAATACATACATGCGATTATGCGTAAAGCAAAGCATGTAGCTATCAGATGTTGAGAACTCAAATGAAACTAAGCGTGAACCATTGCCAGCAGACTCAGTGCCAGAGTTAGGTAATGCAGTAACGTAACGTGTCCCCGGTCTACGAGTGATACCGCCTTGTGGCTGACAGACTACATTGGTTGCTTTCTCTAACGCATTACCGTAAGACTTTAAGTCATTACGCGCACGGATTAATGGGTCAAGCTCACCAGCCGTAAAGTTTGTCTGCATTGTGACAAAGCGAGCCATCTACTATCCTCGTACAGAAATTAGAGAGAAGTCTTTAATGCTATTTGCTGGTTGGTTTTGACCATCAATATTCATGGCAGTACGCATATAACCACCACGACCATTCTCACCAGGAGAACCAACTGCCACACCTTGCCAATAGGCAGCCTTCTCAGTCTGGTCAGTGATTGGAATTGATATATGCCATGCTGTTAGATACTTGAG